ATCATGCACAACAAGCCCGCCGTCATCAAATTGCCGAAACGTCTCGAAGGCATGATGGAAAAGGCGACCATCCAAGGCGAAGGCTTGCAGATGTTGCTCCGCCGGATCAACGTCGCTCAGCTAGTGTTCGGTCGGTGCGGCCTACTCGTGGACGCGCCGCAAGGCGTCGATATCGACAAGGCCACACCGTACCTGTCGTTCTACAACCCGGATCGGATCATCAACTGGGACGCCGGTAAGCTCAACGAGGGCTTGCAACAACTCGACCTCGTCGTCCTCGACGAGAGCGGGTTTCGGCGCGAGGGCTTCACATGGAAGACCGAGAAGAAATACCGCATCCTGACACGCGGCGGCCAAGCCGAACTCGATAGTGGGTGGGAGCGGCCACCGGCCGGTGCGCCGTATGGCGTCGCGGTCAAGGTCAACGAGACCAGCATGCCCGTGCTCGGCGATTTTCTCTATCCGAGCATCGGCGGCAGAACGCTCGACGACATCCCGTTCGTCTTCATCGGCGCGAACGATCTCGTGCCCGATCCCGAAGTCTCCCCGCTGCTCGGCCTGTCGAACCTCGCGCTCGCGATCTATCGCGCCGAGGCCGACTATCGCCAGACGCTCTATTTGCAGGGACAGAATACGCTCGTCATCATCGGCGGCAATATCGATGAGGCCGCGCCGACCCAACTGCGCGTTGGCAATAAGGGCGTGATCGATCTGAAGATCGGCGGCGACGCGAAATATATCGGCGTCTCGGCTGCCGGTCTCGGCGAAATGCGTCAGTCACTTCAGTCGGACAAAGAGGCCGCCGCTGCCGAAGGCGTCGCATTCCTCGATGTCGGCAACGCCCGGGGCGAGAGCGGTGAAGCGCTCCGCATCCGCGTGGCCGCACGCACAACGACGATCTCGTCCGTGGCGCAATGCGCGGGCGCGGGGCTGGAACAGGCACTCAAATTCGCGGCGCAATGGGTCGGAGAAGACCCCGAAGAAGTCTCGGTTGAACCGACCACCGACTTCGCCGACCAGACGGTCGCAGGCGCGGCGCTGCTCGCCTTCATGCAGGCGAAGCAACTCGGGCTGCCGCTGTCGCTACGCTCGATGCACCGCATGATGAAGCTCAACGACATGACGGAGATGGACTTCGAGGAAGAAAACGACCAGATCGAGGAGGAGGCCGCATCAATGCTGGGGACCATGGTTGGTCCGTTCCAGCAAGGGGTCACCGACGACAATTTCTTGGATGAAGACCTCCCGCCGATTTCCGATCCGGCAGCCGGGACGCCACCGGCCGGGCCTGCCTCGACCGCACCGCCGAACTCGAACGTACCGATCAAACCGAACTCGCAAAGCCCCAGCGGCCACACGCGCGGCTCGCCGGTCCCACTGAAGCGCAAGGTCGGTAAGAAAGGCGCGTCGGCGAAATGAGTGACCCGGCCGGGCCGCACATAGTCAAGACCTTCCACGAGGCCATCAACATCCTCGATCAGAGCGAGCCCGCCATCCGGGATATGATCGAGACGCACCTGATGGACGTGGCGGGCATCAACAAAACGCGGGTCGGCGACGCTATGCTGACCCGCGACGAGCTTACGAAAAAGATCGTGGCGCTCCGCCGTCATCACCTCAAGGCCGCGTTTCGGCATTTAAGGGACAATCTCCCCAGTGACATATAACCCGGCGCAAGCCCGTAATAACCACGGCGAGTTCGGTACGACTGACGTAGCTCTCAAGGGGCCGCAACAGCCGGGCGGCGCGAGCGCGGTCGTCACGCAGCGCCCGATCAACGTCGCAGCCCACAAGGGCGCGGACACCCCCGAGGAGGCTCAGGCGCAAGCGGTCCTCGTCGCGAACGGCCAGAAGCCGCTGGAGGGCCTGCCGCAAAAACCTATCGCGCTCGAAGGCCAATGGTATGTGCCCGGCCCGATTGCGCGGCTCCGGGATGTCGAAGCCGAATACATGAAGAGCGCGGGCCTGCCTTACGATCCGCCGACGACCTACGGGAAGCTCGACAAAGAGCGCGCCGCGAAGATCGCCGACGAATACGACAAGATGAAAGACGACCCGACGAACCCGGCAGTCAAGGCGAGTTATGAGGCGATGGCTAAAGAAACCCTCGCACAGTGGGAAGCGCTCAAGAAAACCGGCCTGAAAGTCGAGTGGGTCAAGCCCGGGATGAAAGACCCCTACGCGCTGTCGCCACGGCTCGCGGCGATGGACGTGAGCGAGAACAACCATTGGTGGGGATTTCCCACCGATCTCGGCTACGGCTCAGGGGTCGGCAAGAGCAACACCTCGTCGGACAACCCATTGCTTCGGCCGACTGGCGAAATCATCGACGGCCGCAAGGTCGTCGTCAACGACGTCTTCCGCATCGTCCACGACATGATGGGGCACTTCAAAGAGGGCAATGGTTTCCGCGCCGAGGGCGAAGAGAATGCTTGGCGCGCACACTCTGCGATGTATTCGGACCTCGCCCGTCCAGCCATGACGTCCGAGACGAGAGGGCAAAATTCGTGGGTCAACTACGGCCCGCACGGCGTCACCAACCGCACCGCCGATGCCGAGCACACTATTTTCGCGCCGCAGAAGATCGGGCTGATGCCTGAATGGACTGAGAACGAGGGGCGCAAATGACGTTCGATCCGAACGAGGCCAGAGATCAGAGTGGCAGATGGACTGTTGGCGGGGGCGGCTTTGGTGCTCATCCCGAGGGTCCGTACATGGAGGTCACAAAACCAGAGAACGCCGCGAAGGCGCACGACGTTGCGAAGATCGCCGCGCAAGTCGCGAAGAAACTCGACTTTGACCCTGCTCAAATCCACATCTCTGACGAGAGTAAGACCTTCGAGTTGAACGGAAAGACCATGAATTACGCAGGCTGGGCGACGCGCCCGAAAGACCCGTACCTTGAAACCAATCCTGACGGCTCAAAGCAAGCTATTGGGGGCGGTATCGGCACCGTGACGCTGTTCACGCCACATGTCGGAGACAGCCCGGAGGCCATAGCCGGTGTCACGGCGCACGAGATCGCGCACCAAAAGTTCAACGCGCTCTTGAGCGACAAGAACATTGACAGCCTCAAGATGCCCTATGACCCGGACTACGATAAACGCCCGGAGTGGGTAACGTACAACCCGGGCGATCCTGTGCATGCTGCGATGAAAGAGGGCGGAGCGCTGCTCTCCTCTACACAAGGCGACGGGACGGTGAAAATCCGTGAGCCGGGCTTCATGCGCCCGGACGGTACGCTCAACGAACCATACGCAAGCAAGTACCCAGCCTATCAGGCATACACCAAGGCGATGATGCCGATGGTCAGCGACTTCGCTAAGTCGGACGGCGTGTCCGACTACAGCAAAGAGTATTGGCTGGGCTATCAGACCCCACAAGAGCTTTCATTTGTGAACGCTAAGGGCGTTGAGCAAAAGTACACGACAGCTTCTATCCCTGCCGAAAGCGCGTTCCACGAAACGCTCGCGGAGATCACCCGGCTCAAGTACGCCAACGTGCCCATCCACCACCGCAAGCTCGGCGAGGTAGATGGGAAGCCTGTTTATTTTATGACGGGCGGTAAGCCGGGCCTCAAGCCAGAGTGGAGTAAGCTCTACAAGGCGATGAACGAGAACTGGAAACGGCGAAGCAAATGATCAGACGCGTGACCATAGACGGACGCGACGCGACCATCGCCTACTTCGATGATCAGTTTCAGCCTGTCTCCGATCTGTCGAAGCCGCATAACGCCAAGGTGCTATTCGATGACGGCGAGGTGCTGATCCTGTCGAGCGGCGACGCCAAAGCTTCTGAGCCTGTCCCGGACGAGATCGATGACGAACTCCCGGACGAGACCGAGGACGAGGAGCACGAACATGATGGCGGGGCTTTTGCCAAGCACCGCATCCGCACCGGGCAGAAGAAGACGCTCAAAATCCACGGGCAGCCACTCCATGCGTGGGCGCAGAACATCGCTGCTCAGGACGCCAACCGCATCCAAACCGCGATCAGCGTCGGGCTGACGGCGGGCGAGGACAACACCGATATCGCCCATCGTGTCATCGGCAGCCGCCGCCACAACGGCTCCAATGGCATGACGGAGATCACGAGACAGCACATTCTCAGCCTCGGCCGAGGATTGCTGAAGAAGCGAAAGTCCCGCATGCGCGGGGCCTGAGTGGATGTCCACTTAGGTTCACTGTAGGAGACGACTATGAGACTGAAAACGATCTATGACACCGCAGACGAAATCCCGGAGGGCTATGCAGACCTCTACACCGAGCGCAACGGGCGCTGGGAGTTGACAGCGGTGGAGGGCGTGAAAACCCAAGCCGATATCGACCGCGTGCAGGCGGCGCTCGTCAAAGAGCGCAACGACCACAAGCAGACCAAGGCGGCTTTCGCGCCGTTCGAAGGTCTCGACGTGGAGACCGTCGTCGCGAACCAGCACAAGCTGGAGGAAGTCACGGCGCAACTCGAAGCCATCAACAAGGATGGCCGGGTCGACGAGGCCAAACTGGAGCCGATCATCGCGGCGCGCATCAAGCAGGCGGTTGCCCCGCTGGAGCGCGACAAGGTCAATCTGGAGCGCAAGGTCGATACGCTGTCGAAGACCGTCCACGAAAAGGACAGCGAGGTGTTGAACCTCAAGTCGTCCATCACGATGGACAGCATCGAGCGCACCGTGCGCGAAGCGGCGGCGCAAGAGAAGGTGCAGGTTACCGCACTCGACGACGTCGTGCTGCGTGGCTCGCGTATCTTCGAGAAGACCGAAGACGGTCGCGTCATCACCCGGGACGTCCCCGGCACCATCCCGGGCCTGTCCCCCAAGGAATGGCTGAAAGACATGGCGGATAAGGCTCCGCATTGGTGGCCCGCATCTGTCGGCGGCGGCTCGCAGGGCGGCGGCGGACCGCGCGGCACTTACGGCGGCTCCAATAACCCATGGTCGAAAGAGGGCTGGAACCTCACCAAGCAGGGCGCGCTCGTGCGCCAGCTTGGCGAGCAGAAGGCTTCCGAGATCGCGGCTCAGGCCGGTGCCAAGATCGGCCAGACACGACCCACGGCAGCCTAAGATTGTCAGTAGTTAGC